CGCCCTGTTACTTCTGTCTGATTATTATTGTCTGACTCTAGCTTTAGAATGCGAGGCTTTAAATGGTCTAAACTAAGGAGCATTTTCCTAAGGTTCTTTTCAGAACTCTTGGAATCAACTCCCTTGTATATACTTTTAAAGCGTCCCTCCGGAATAGTCTTACATAAGTCATAAATGATCTTCCCGCCCATCAATGCGTTTTCACACATCTGATACACAGGTAAATCCCCTCTCACAATTTCTCGCAAGATGGTTTTAGTAACTATCATTTTAAGATTATCCGTAGCTGCAGAGTAGTCCCCAGATACCCACCAATCGGTCTCCCGATTTCTTCGTGACCCGACCCACCTAATGTCATTGATACATACTGGTCTTCCAATTAAAGGAAAACAATCCTGTTTCCTAAGTGTATTCCACCAAAGTTTCTGAATATCTTTCATTCCTAGATATTGATTCCACTTCGGCTTTGTGATGATTCTAACCTTCATAGGTTCAAGAATACATGCAGGCTTAGAGAAAGGTTTTTCAGTTAGACTACTAATTATTTGATCTTGAGCTATTAAACTCAAATCATAGTTAGTCCACCAGGCACCCTTGACCTCTACTATGTCCCACCAATTCGGTCCTTCTTCAAGATATCCAAAGAATTCTTCAGATAACCTCGACTCGGTCGAACTAGCGAATCTTAGTAGATTCCCTAAGGCTCCATGATCTTGAAAGTTAGACTCAATAGTAGATTTACTAGATATAGGGAGATTACTGGAATATGAATCCGGTATCCTCACTCCTGTCCCAATACAATCATGGGCAGTTCTCTCTATGCAATCTATCATATCATCAGGAATACTTCCTCGATCGGTTTTAAGAACTTCTGCGTGATCTAAAAGATTAGACACTACTTTCTCCGGTCTCACCGGAAGAAGTCCCTTTTTAAAACCTTGGAATATAGTATAGATCAGTGTATGATTCTTCTTTCGTTTTATTCCCTTATCAAGTTGAGATAATTTCACTCTCAACCTTCGTGGGAACAACCTAGTCCCTAAAAGATAGGGTTTACTAGGAAGGGGAACAAATTCTTCCTCAAACCCAAAATGGGTGAGAAAGACTCTATTCGAAGAATATTTCAATTGATCAATGACATTGTCAAGAAGACATAAAACTCTGTACTTGATTACCTCAAATTTTACCTCATCCTCAGTTAAAGTTATACCGAAGAGTTGAGTTAGCTCAGTAATCCGTTCCACAAAATCTTGTGCCTCCTGTTCCACTAATTGTAAGTACTCAGTCCATAAGTCCCCACAATTACCATTCTGGTCCTTAGAATGGTTTTTAGAACTACTAAATATATGATATTTATTTAGTAGTATGGCCGCGTAAGAAGATGAAAGGAGCTCGAATACAAAAATGGAATCTGCTTTAGAAAAACCTATTAAGGTTAGTATAAGCAATTCACTTTTTTTGTATAGACTGTAAAAGGTCTCCTCATCCCACAATGAAGTGGGGGTCTTGACATCTTCTGGAATTTTAACTACACATCGTTTTACCATAGCGATGATGGTGTCGTAAAAAATACGAACATCCCGTTGAAGTTCCATAGTTGGTTTATAAATTTTCGCCATAAAAAATTTAAAGGTTCTTTTTTTGTTGAGGTGAGAACACTCTTG